TGGCGAAGTTGTCATCAGTCTTGACGCCTATCGTCCTGAGCTTGTCAATGATCTGACTCCTCAGCTTGGTGGTGATCTTGATGTCAATAACAAGGATATCACAGGTACGGTCAAACTAAACGGTCTTATTTACCCGTCTGTTGACGGTGCTACTGATCAAGTCCTTAAAACTGATGGTAGCGGTAATTTGAGTTTTGTTGGTATCTCTACGCTTCAAGGCGCTGGGATGCAAAACCTTAGTGACGACACGACACCTCAACTCGGTGGGCAGCTCGATGCCTTAAATAACAAGATCGTCAACCTTGCGTCTCCTACAAATAATAACGACGCAGCTAACAAAACTTATGTCGATAACGCTGTCAATACAGGTATCGGCAACGTTGATGCAGCTTTCATCGAAACTGCTCAAACCCTTGCTGCTGATAAAACCATCAGTGCAAATGTAAATGCCGCTTGTGTCGGTCCAATGGCAGTCGATTCAGGCGTCACGCTGACTGTTAGTGCAAACTCTAAACTCGTCGTTCTTAACTAATCATGGCTTACGGAAAAATTAAAGCAGATACTCTTACCTTCGACAACGCAGGTACAGATACTGACATCAGCATTAGCGGTATTCCTACCGCTGCACAGCTTGCAGCAAAACAAGATGCTGATGCAACCATCGTTAAAACTGGTGTGGAGCAAACTTTCACTGCTGGTCAGCGTGGAGAGATTACTGAGCTTGCTGCTGGCACTTCTTTCACTATTGATCTGGATGCATCCAACAACTTCCTGATCCAACCCAGTGGCACCTATACGGTCACCCTGAGCAACATCAGCGGTGCTAAAGGTCAGACCGGCTCAATCTTCATCAAACCCACTGCAGCTGCTGCTAGCGGTTCTTTTCCCACCACTATGAAGTTTGTTGGTGGTGCAGCTGGCATTGTTTTGACTGGCACCAGTGGTTCTATTGATCGTATTGATTACATCGTTCAGGACGACAGCTCAGGCTATGAGTGTCTCACCTGCAACTTCACTGCCAACTATGTAGCTTGATATATGCCAGTATTTAATAACGCTCTAGCAGGTGCCGCCGGTTCAGGCGGCTCTGCTGATTACACTATTGAACGTTCGCTTCGGTTCAACGACGATGATTCCGCCCATCTTAATAGGACACCCACAGGTTCATGGACTAGCAGAACTACATTTACGTTCTCATGCTGGGCTAAGCGAAGTAACCTAAGTGGGTATCCGGTACTGTTTAGTGCGGGTTCTAGTACTGCGTCAACAGGATACTTGCAGCTATCGTTTGAAGTTGATGCTTTAAGTGTTTTTATTAGACATAATGGTGGAACCTGGGTATTTGCAACAAATGCGAAGTTTCGTGACCCCGCTAGCTGGTATAGCATTATTTTGGCTGTCGATAGCACAGCCGCTACCGCCGCTGACAGGCTCAAGCTGTATGTCAATGGAGTAGAACAGACATTTACATCTTCTCCCACGATTACACAAAACTTTGACTTCGAGGTCAACAGCACTATCGAGCATCACATTGGTGCTGGTAAGAATAGTGGTGGCACAACTACCACGTTCTATGACGGATATTTAGCGGAGATCCAGTTCGTCGATGGTCAGGCCCTTTCCCCAACTGACCTGGGTGAATATAATGACGATGGTGTTTGGATGCCAATCCGATACCAAGGTACTTATGGAAACCGAGGCTTCCACCTCGACTTCTCCGACACCAGCAGTGCCAGTGCGATAGGGACTGATAGCAGTGGTAACGGTAATAATTGGACGGTTAATAATCTGAGCAATGTTGTTGGCAACGGTAGTTGGATTAGTCAAGTAGTTACTACTGGAGGCAACAGGGATTACAGCAGCAGCTATGGCGTGCCACAAATGTTCGACAACAGCACGTCAACAGAAATGTTGAACGGCGGTGGCACGTCTTCAACTTGGACACCTGTTGGAGGATTGGCGTTTAGTTCGTCTTTCAAAATGGCTGCCTACGACCAAGATGGTGGCAGCATCACGTTTAACTGGAGTGGCGGTAGTTATACCTGGACCCTGCCTACATCCAACAATACTTATCCGTTAACTGAATTATCTTCTTATCTTACAAGTCCTTTGACAAGTATTACTTGGAGCACTCCAAACAATCAAGGTCCATATGTATACGAAGTGCAAGTTGATGGCGTAAGGCTGGTTGACAATCAGTATACCGATACTGACGTTCTGCGTGACTCCCCAACTAACTACGAAGCGTCGAGCGGTAACAACGTTGGTAACTATGCGACGTGGAATCCTTTGACTAATAAAGGTGTAGTCACTACAAGCAATGGCAACCTTACTGCTAATTCTACAAATTCAGGTTTTGGATATACACTTAGCACGATTGCGGTAAGTAGTGGCAAGTATTACTGTGAAATCAGTTTTGAAGGGACAATGGAACACAGTGTTAATTACAACTACATTGGTATTGTTCCCACTGATTCTGCCGCTATTTACACTGGTCAAGATATATTCCGTTCTGATGGAGCGTTGTCTATCGACTCCAATGGCAGTGTAATCAGAGGTAATATCGGCACCGGCAGTAACGACACCAATAACACTTATCAGTCTTCTTATGGATTTGATGAGAATGACACTATTGGAATTGCTATTGATTGTGATACACCGCAAGTAACGTTCTACAAAAATGGCACTAGCATTGGAACTTTTCCACACACAATGCAGTCAAACAAGTCGTGGGTTTTATTTGTAAATGATTGGGCGAATGGCGCTGATCTTACTGGCTATATTTTAAACGCGGGACAGCGTCCCTTCTCCTACACGCCACCAACCGGCTATAAGTCACTCTGCACTACGAACCTCCCCGACCCGCTGATTGCCGATGGTTCGACGGAGTTTAATGCAACTCTTTATACAGGTGATGGCAACGCTAGAAACATCTCAACTCCATACTCCCCAGACCTTGTCTGGATTAAGTCCAGAAACGCTACATATGATCACGGCGTATTTGATGTCCTGCGAGGAGCAAATAAGCGGTTATCATCAAACTCAAGCGGAGCTGAAGGAACAGAAGCAAATAGTGTAACTGCTTTCAATTCTGATAGTTTTAGCTTGGGTTCACTAGCTTTTTACAACAACCCTTCTACTTCCTATGTTGCGTGGAATTGGGGCGGCGGAGATTTCGCCACCAACAGTGCTTACAATCAAAGTCAAACGTGGAGCACATTAGATACTTGGCCTACTGCTTCGTATAGCACCGATCCTGACCATGCGTTTAATGGCGTTTACGGCTCAGCGAACACAGTTGATATGTGGTACAGCAATGGAGCTTCAACTGTTGACCTCTCTAACCTTGCATCTGCATTAGGAACAGGTGTAACTAATGTCAAGATTTGGATCTTTGACAGATCGGGCGACGTAACGCTGACAGTAAACAATGCTACAGCTACTGAATCGCAAGTTGGTGCTTATCAAGAAATTAGTCTTGACCATGATGGAAGTGCTATTACTACCTTTACTATTCAAGGAACTGATTCCAGTTATTGGGGAATTGGCGGTATAAAAATCAATAACACACTACTTGTTGATACTGGCCTCATCCCTGCTGGCAGCCTAACAAGTACTCTTTACAACCAAGATCAAGTTTGGAGCAATTTCTTATCTTCTAGTAATGGTTTTACAGGCAGCTACACCGCCGATCAGGCTTTTAATGGCGTAATAGATACAGGCGGTGGTTCAGCAACAAACGGGGTTGGAGGTGTCATGACCTTTGCACCTACATCTACGCTTTCAGTGTCTACTATGGAAATTCGTGTCTATTCTGACACAACAATTACATTCCCAGATAGCAGCACTGTAGCGGTTGACGGTCAAGGTTCAGCTGGAGGTTGGATTACTGTCACTTTACCTAGCAGTTTTACTGGATTTACTGGAAGTAATAGCATCACGTTGCATAATACTAATGGCGGTCTTCAGTATTTCGATGGTTTCAGGATTAACGGCAAAATCTTGGCGAACAGTAATGTATCTTTGTCAATTCCATCAATCGCTTCAACCGTTCGCGCCAATCCGACAGCGGGATTTTCGATCGCGACGTTCTCAATGCCGTCAGTCAGCACCGCAACGATTGCGCATGGACTGAACGCAGCACCGGCTTTTTATGTGTGGAAAGATAGAGACAGCGCAGATTCCTGGTACATATACCATTCAGCTGTAGGTGCAGACAAATGGCTGAGCCTAAATGCAACAAGCTCAGCAACTTCCAATACAGTTATTTGGAACAACACTAATCCCGATAGTTCTGTAATTCACACAGGCAGTACGTTTAGCAATACTGGAAGCACTTTGGTCTACGCTTTTTCACCTGTCGAAAATTATAGTGCGTTCGGTAAATATAAGGGCAACGCTAGTGCTAATGGTCCTGTCGTGTATACAGGATTTAGACCAGCGTTTATTTTGACAAAGGGGATCGATGATGCAGAAGATTGGTATATTCGCGACACAGCTCGTTCGCCGTTTAATGAAGTAGATGAATCTTTGCGCCCTAATGACTCTGGCTCAGAATATAGTGGCCGAAAAATAGATATCCTTAGTAACGGTTTCAAAATTAGGGATGCGGATTCGCAAATAAACGAAAATGGTAAATCTTACCTTTACGTCGCATTTGCTGAAAACCCGTTCCAAGCCAATGGTGGACTTGCACGCTAATTAATTATTTATTATGCTTCAACTTAATGGTAAGACCTTGCAATATGACAAGGCATTTGTTCACGACGGGATGCAATACCCGTCAAATTGGCTGCGCTTGACCTCTTTGGAGGAGAAGCAAGCCATTGGTATCGTTGAAGTCTCGGAGGCCCCTGTGGCCTCTTGGGATCAACGGTTCTACTGGGGTGTCGATAACCCCAAGGATCTCGATCAACTCAAAGAAACCTGGACTGCAAAGGTCAAAGAAGCAGCAGGTTCCATGCTCAGCCAAACCGACTGGTATGTCGTCCGTCAGGCAGAAAACAGTGCTGCTGTCCCTGCTGATGTGCTCTCCCGTCGTGGTGAGATTCGCACCCTGAGCAACGAAAAGGAGACTGCTATCGCTGCCTGTGCAGACGTTGCAGCTCTTGCTGAGTACGTGACTGGTTCTACTTTCAACAGCTGGGAACCAGCACCTGAGCCCGAACCTGAGCCTACTCCTGAGCCAGAAGCTACGCCTGAGCCTACCCCAGAACCCACTCCCGAACCTACCCCCACTGAAGAATGATCACCCTAATCCGTCCACTTCTGTTTTCGTTCATCAATTCTGATCAAGTCAAACGGCTTATTGTTGACCTGCTGAAAAAGCTGGCAGAATCTACTGACAATACTGTAGACGACGAAGCCGTCAAGTTTATCGAACGCGGTTTGTTCGGTGGACCCCTGGAGTGATCCGCCGCTTCTCCCCTCTCTAAGCCTTCCAGCAGCCCCTGAGCTGCCCCAAGCGGTGCTGGAGGTACCAAGGGCTCAGCTACCTAGGTACAAGCCCCTTGTAGTGCCTCCTAACACCCTTAGGCCACCTGTAGGTATTAAAGGGATTAACACGGATGAAGCTCCTACAAAGGATACCAAATCTAAACCAAGCCTTCCACCAGAGGCACAGATAGTTGAGGTCCCATTTACGGACATTGAAGTCCCGATGCCGACCACAACTATTATGACCACTGCAGCCACCACAGCGTTTATCAGTGTCGCTGCCACCTTGACTGCTACCTCTTTGTTCAAATACCTCGTAATGGTTTTTAAACCTGTATTCAAACAAACATGGAGCAAACTAACCAAGAAGAAAAGCCAACAATGCTCAAAAAATTGAAGGAGCATCACGAAGAGATTGAGTTCTTAGCAACCTTTGTTCGGCTTGGTGTCGTCGTTTGGAGTGGTTTTATTATCACTCTTAACTATGTTGACATCCCTATGATTAAAAAAGGTCAGAGCGGTGGTGACATTACCTTTGTTGCTAGCGTCTTCACAGGCGCTCTCGCTACGTTTGGACTCAACACATCCAACAATAGAAACAACAAATCAGACGAACCCAAGAAAGACACATGAAAAAGCTACTACTCCTTCTCTTTCTAGCTAGTCCTGCTGCAGCTCAGCAAATTACGCCCAACTTTACACAGGGCAGCATGCAATCCACTACTACTACCACTGTAGATATTGATCGTACTATCGAGACCAACATTTATGGTGGCGATTACAAATCATGGTCTGGAACCAACGTAACCCCCAGTGGGGATATTTTAAGCGACTCCACAACCTATTCCGTAACCAACGCGGGCGAACAGTTCCAACTGGAGACTGTCGTTCGGGATGCGGGAGTCGTGGAGAACATCGTAATCGAAGAACTCATCGAGTCAACCTCTACCACTACCTCACTGTCTGTCTTCTCTCAGTAAGCCCTGCGTTTGCTGCTGAAGACCCAACAGTTCAGAACAGCTCAAACCCTGTGGCAGCAGCTACGGGCAATGTGACCAATCAAGCCGTTCAATTCCAAAACAACGGGGCACCATCTCGACAATACTTTGCTAACAACGTTAGCTGCAATGGTGCGACTATGCAACTTAGCCCGTTTTACATGGGCAATGACACTATTCCGTACGAAAATACGGGATATGTGCGTAGTAACAACTTCGGTATGCAGATTAACTTCAGTGTACCCCTTGATAGCAGCATGATTGAGCTGTGTAAAAGCATAGCCAGAAAGCATGAACAGAAACTTCGCTTGGATTACGAGCTAGTTCGTGCTCTAAAATGCACTGAAATCATGAAAGCTGGGTTCCAGTTTAGACCTGGCAGCCGTGTTGAGGTGTTGTGTCACGATGTTGTACCTATCGTGTCTCTAGAATCTAAAAATGAGCAACAAAAGAGCAAGTGAAGACTCATTTAACGAGCTTCACAACCTTATCACAAAGGAGTTTTTAGCGCGAATCAAGTCTGGCGAAGCAACCACACAAGATCTTAAAGCAGCTTGTGACTGGTTGTCCAAAAATGACATCACTGGTGTGGCCGTTGAGGGTTCTGCTCTCAGCGGCCTTGCTGATATTATGCCAACCATCAATTTTGATGAAGTTCAAAAAGCAGTTCGACGCTAATGGGTCCTACAAAAAAACCTTATCACACTCTTAAAAAAAGTGCGAAGAATTACCGCGACAATGCAACCGCTCGGCGTAACAAACGCCGTTACGATACAAAAAGAGGTCAGTCGGAAGAAGCAACAGCCTCCCGAGTCAAACACACCGCAGAACGCCGCAAGCGAGGAATCTACGGCAAAGGCGGCAAAGACCTCTCGCAAACCACGAAAGGCACGTTTGTCCGCGAAGACCCCTCCAAAAACCGCGCCAGAAACAGAGGACGTAAATACGTAACATGACTCCTCTGCTGCCTACTCCTGATCATTACTTATACAACCTAATAACCATGACATCCCCAGAAGCTAAGCGCCTATGGAGGCGTGCAATCAAAGAGCACTTCAAATGTCAATGCGTTTATTGTGGAGAAACTTATGAATTACATGAACTTACTCTTGACCACGTTCACCCTAAGTCTCTGGGTGGAGAAGATCTCACGAGCAACTTGGTACCAGCCTGTACCCATTGTAATCAGGACAAAGGTAGCAACAACTGGCTAAACTGGATGCGTGCTAAATATGGCATGCATCCTGACAGAGAACAACGTATTATCGATCACATCAACTAATGGCCCCTAGAGTCACATCTTCTTCTAATCGTAGCAAGCGGCGTGCAAACCGTCGCCCTACGTCTTCAAAAACCCGAGTTTCTCGCAGCAAGGCTTCAACTAATTCTAGCCGTGTAACTAGGTCAGGTAGTGGCGTCAAAGGACGCGCTAACGTAACTCAATCTGGTGGCGCACGTGCTAACAGTGCAGGTTCTCGCGTTACAGGTTCTCGCCTTCCTCAGCTGCCTCCTGCTGGTAAATCTGGTGGTAGCAAGCCTCCTAAGGGCACCAAGCAACCTGGCACTACCCGTAATCAACCTCAAAACCGACGCTCTGCAGCTGCTACTAGGCGTGCAGGAGCCTCTATAGGCTCTCGTGGTAGCGGTGTAAAGACTGCTGGCGGTGCAGCACCTACTTATGGTCAAGCTGCACGTAAGCAAGGCATGAACATTGCCCGTAGAGCCCTGGGTATTGGCGGTCGCCTTTTGCGTGGTGCTGGTCGGCTTATTGCTGGCCGTGACGATGGCTCTGGTTCTGCTTTGGCAGCTGCAATGATGACTAACGACGCTATTAACGCCGCA